AATAAACCGGTTCTTAAAGAAATTATTCTGGGTTAACATGACTGGTGCACCACAATAACCCTTAAGGGTCACAGCGGAATAACACAGCCACTTAGGATACGATCTGGTGGACGTCTGAAGGGGTGCCCGACCAACTTTGGCCTCTGAAACGATGGCCATACGTCTACAGGTATCTCTGCCTTGGTCCTTAAAACTCTCAGCAACATGGATAGTCACTCCATAACCGCCCATCTTGGCGATCTGCGACTCCTCCATGAAACAATTGGTAATGTCACTATGTAACCTGACACCACCGGAAAAGTTTACAAATGCTACATCATTGGCATTGTCCTGCTTGCGCGGGTATGATAGGAAGGCACCAATAGAAGTGATTATCTTTGCCCCAGTATCGTGACCGGGCAACAGATACACACGTGAACTATTGGAAGCTGTCCTAGCCTCAATAGCACTCTGCAACTGGATGATGAAGTGATTCGGCATAAGGGCCACTGTGTTGGACACAAATATCACTTGGCCCAGTGCAGTGGTCTCACCTTCTCCCATATCAACAATCATCTTGTATGAATTATTATACACCTTATCGTGCATAACGGAGAGGGCGTCCGACTGGGGGACAATGGTGGGCTGCTTGTAACCCGTGAGAGTAGGCTTAGGAGCATTGCTCTCCTCTTCTGCCTCAACGGGCTTAGGAGCTATCAAATGTTTAATAGCAATAAACGCCCCAACACAAACAGCTACAGCAACACCGATAGCTACTACGTGTTCGGGCTTTATCTGAGCTATCAAATTCTTGATATTCTCAACAACCTTTCGTGGATTAAAATTATCCTTCCACGATGGTTTTGTCCCCCCAACCATAATCTCAATAGAACTAGCAACTCCCAAGTCAGGCAAATCAAACTCTTCAAAAAGATCGTCAATTTTCTCGTAATGTTTCTTAATGCTTGATCGAAAGTTCTTCAAACTACTATTATCGTAGTTACAAATGTCCCAGCGATCTTCCACTCCTTCAATATACTCAAAGTGTTGATCGCTCCACACGGGACCAGCACGAGCGACAACGATCTCAGGCACAATTTCTTCTGCACCAAGTTCGTTCGACTGTTCCTCAGGCTCATCCATTAAAATGCGCTCGAGATGCTCCATATCGTTCTGGTGTGAGCCCTTCTTGTACTTCAACAACTCAATTATACGGTTAACGACAGTAGAAAAACACTGTCCCGTGCCTCTCTGAAATGAAGTGCCTTCATCAAAGCTCGTGTCCCATGCCTCCCAGCAATACCAAGGATGTGCATCAAAACCAACTTTGCCTGCCTCCTTCAATCTGTCTACCTCTGCCTTGTACTTATTATAGTCAAGAGCACGAGGGTTGCCATCCAAAGCGTATTCCGGCCTGACTTCCACATGGACGTGGATGTCAAATCTACGTTTAAACGCGGCAGGCTGGGTCAAAATGGCAGAAGCATTCACTTGTTCCAATGACTTCACATTGGTCGTCATTAGCATAAGTGAGGAAGTGAATGGATACATTCCCTTTGCCTCGCACTCGGCCATATTAAGGGGCGTTTGAACCGTCCCATAAAAGGCCATAACATCTTCAAAGTGCGAAACAACACCAGGAGTCGGTTTTACAGCCAAAAGGTCATCAATAAAGTAACACTCCTGGCCAAAATACCCGTCAAAATAAGGTGAATTTGGTGGTCTCGTATACATGGCTGTTCCTACATCCTTAAGTTTCATATTTGGCATAATGCCAGACTTCTTCAATGTAGTACAAACCAATGCACTAATGTTCATGGTTTTCCCAACACCGGGCTCTGACTCAATGCAAACTGAGACTGGCTCAACGCGAAAACCTCCCCCATGACCCAGGACCTTCTTCAGAGTCGTGCAGTGGCTAGAAATTATATTCCTAAC